AAGGAGTGTTACAATTGAGTGCATATGTACGTAGTAGAACCAAAGGTGCCATCAGTCCTCGGATTTATAAAGAAACTGTTAGTTACTTTAATCAACCCGATGTACTTTCTGGAGATATCTATGCTAACGGCGTTGGAAACAAAGCCGCAATGATAGATGTCGTAAGTTCGAACTTCAAACGTGATCAAGAGGATGGTGTTATTGTTAATAACCGCCTCTCGTCGTCTAAGGAGTTCTGTTACGCCTCTGAAGCTACGCGCACGCTGATACTCAAAACACCGCCTGCCTATGTCACTGGCGTCGCGTGGAAGTATACGCGTCCGCATAGTGGCAATGGACTAGGAGATAGAGCTCGCTATATTGGTGTGGACAGGGGTATGGATTCCTTAATAACGGAAGCCTGTACTTCTGCTCTAGCCAATATTGACAAGCCTACTGCACAAGGGTTAGTATTCCTGAGTCAACTTTCTCAGACGATACAATCCCTGAAGGCACCTCTGGCCGGTATTGCACAAACGATACACGGTATAAAACAGCTGAGTAAAGCATCTAGCATTAATACGGTGACGAGTTCTACGCGAAAGATTAATGGGAAGGTTTTACCTGCCCTTAATGTTTCTCGCGCTCGTCAACTTAAGAATGCCAAGTATGCCAAATCAGCTAAACGGAGGCAAGGTTCTCGTAACGCTATCAAAGGAATTGCTAACCAGCAGCTCCTTATTGTGTTCGGCATACTGCCGGCCATAAAAGATATCGAGGACATCTTGAAAGCGCTCCAAAGCCAACGCCCCCCACGCCAAACGGCACGGGGTATGGCTACTGCAACCGGGAGTATAACGTGGTCTCGTCCATATAACGACGGTCAGGTTTCTAGCACCATTTCTGGTACCGGAAGCCGCACTGTTATTGTAAAAGCGGGCTGCCTATATGAACACGAGTTCGATCTCGGAGTCTCAAAGTTTGGACTAAGTATTTCTCAAATACCTAGCGCCGCTTGGGAACTCGTATCTTATTCGTTTGTTGTAGACTGGTTTGTTAATGTTGGCAAGTATATCGCTGCCATTACACCGACCATTGGAACGAAACGCCTCGCCGAGTGGTACACTATTCGCGATATCACTACCCGTCATGAAGTCCTAGGATCTCTGACGGCTGTGAGTTCGTTATATAGCGCCACAGGCGGGGGGGACTCTTACACAAGCGTTACTGAGACTCGCTTGCGTGAACCCTGTAATCTTGGAGAGCATCTTGGTCTCACACTTAACCCTAACAGGTTGAATGTTGGCCAGATAACCTCCGCAATTAGTCTCATTGTTCAGAAGTTGAAGTTTTAAGGAGAGCTGCCGTGGCAAATTTACTTTCACGATCAACAATAGAGCGCCTTTACCGGTCTTATGAATCAATTTCGCTTCGTACACGACTTTACAGCCATTACGGCCGTCGTGACGATGCGGAACTTGAAGCATTGACGGATAAGGAACTCGTATCGTTAATGTTGTGGAAGAAAGCTGAGGTTCAGCGCTCTTTTAACTCCATTAACTTCATTCACAACTCTGGAAGGAAAATAGCATAATGCTAATCAATACTCGCACTTACAATGTGGATCGCGTGCAACCCGATGCAGTTCAATATACCGGACCGGCAAACACTATCACTCTCAAGGATCGTTTTGAGATGAAACGTGCTTACCCTAAGGCATCTGGAACTTATTTGGGTGTCGCCAAACCACAAGCAAAGCTGACGAAGACGGTTACTGTTAACGCTGTTACCGGTGCAGTGGCTGACCGCATTCTGAATATTGGTGGCAGTGTCCCTGTTGGGACGTCTGACGCTGATATCGCAGCAATGCTGGCAGACGGTGCAGCCTTCCTCGCGTCAAGCGAGGCTCTGGCACTGTTTAAAGCTCTGGATGTCAACGCGTAAGCGATGAACCAGCTCTTTTCAGTCGTGGTGCTCTCCATAATGGCGATCACCTTCGGTTACTACGTGAAACAGGAGGGTCGTAATGACTACCCTAGCGCTCAAGGAATGTCATATTCCCAAGAACGTCCGTCCAACCATAGCAATACGGTTGTTCCGTCACCTCGCGTTGGACTTGAAGCTGAGTGAAGAGCCTGAAGTACTCAGGGCGGTCGGTTTACTGACCTCTCGAAAGTACAAGTCTTTTCTCTCATTAACTGGTTCCTGGGCCGCACAGAAGTATGGCTCAAGCGATAAACATTTCGCTTGGAATCAGTTATCATGCCTCTTGAAGAAGTACCCTTTTGTTGATGAATCTATTGACACACAAGCAGCGGCAATGAAGAAGTTCTTCAAAGCTGAACATACTTGTAAAAGGGTGAACGCCCGATTCGTCGCGAGACGAAAACGGCGCTCTACACCGGTGACGGTGTGGAAACCTCTTCCTTATGAGAGCTATTTACATAGCGCTCGTAGGTATATCCAGCAGGTTCTAGGGGTAACCCCGGAATTTGCGAAGATATGGGACATGTGCGACTTTGGTCCGGGCGCCAGCGTAGGAGTGTCCGGTACAGCTACTCACAAGGGTGTTAAACTTGAGAGTGACTGGACTGTAACTCCGCTCGCAGCGCCTTACGCAAGAGCAGCCATGATCGTGATCATCATATCTGGGAACTCCTCACGGAGTACCCGGTATGTTTCGACAAGCACATCTTCACAGATGCCTTTGATGAAAAGCTGCGCTTTGTTAAAGCGAATAACATAATAACGGTACCGAAAACGGCTTTGGTTGATCGAACCATCGCCATTGAACCCGTCCTGAATGGCTATCTCCAGAAAGGAGTCGATAAATACATGAGGCGTCGTTTAAAACGCTTTAGTATTGATCTATCCGATCAAGGAAAGAACCAGCACCTAGCAAAACTAGGTAGTCAGAGCGGTTTCAACCCATTATGTACCATCGATCTGTCAGCTGCCTCTGATTCCATCTCGAAAGAGTTGGTAAAAGAGTTATTGCCGCCAGATTGGTATGCTTTCCTGAACGATCTCCGTAGTCACTATTTTAATATAGATGGTACGGAGACACGTTACGAGAAGTTTACGTCAATGGGTAATGGGTTCTGCTTCCCACTTGAGTCGCTGATATTTGCGGCCCTCGTGCACTCTGTTTATGAAGTCACTGGAGATAGGGTCTTCTCTATCTATGGTGACGACATAATCGTGCAACAGAGTTCAGCTCTCTTAGTACTTGAAATTCTCAAGTACTGTGGATTCAGTGCGAATGTTGATAAAACATTCATACATGGTCCGTTTAGAGAGAGCTGTGGAGCAGATTATTTCGAGGGTGTTAATGTACGACCATACTACCTTGATTCAATACCGGTGAAATGGTATGATATCTTTGGGATCCTAAACGGCCTTCGGTGCGTATTAGATACACGCATTTCGAAAGCTTGGTGGAGTACCTTTTACATGGTACCCGAGAAGTTTCGTTACGTTCGGCACATCGATGGACCTGATACTGCTATCATAGTAGAGAAAGATGTATTTCTTACATCCCAATTTACTAAGTGGCATATTCATGAACAAAGATGGACCTGGCGCGAGTTACTTCGTACACCTGTCTCGGACATGGCAGCCTATAAAACGGCCACTATGATGTATGGTGTCGTGCGAAATGCAAGAGCTCGTCAGCAGTTAAGGTCTCGCCCCGAGAGGGGTAAGACTTTGGCTTCTTATGATGCCCTTGGTCTCGTCGACTACACCCACCGTCGTATGACGGTTACCAGGACTAGAAAGTGTTGACTAGTCCTCCGTTCCTTCGCGCAATGCTTAGGTAACGGTTTGTAATCCG